TTGGCGTGCTTGTAGATGGCCCCTTGCCGCCTGCAGTGGGAGGGGGTGAAGGTGTTGGCGCGCTTGTAGATGGCCCCTTACCGCCCGCAGGGGGGGGTGGTGAAGTTGTTGGCGTGCTTGTAGATGGCCCTTTGCCGCCCGCAGTGGGAGGAGTTGTTGGCGCGGGTGTCGGTGCAGGAGTGGACGGCCCCTTACCGCCAGCCGTTGGCATTTGCTGCTGCGGCTGTTGGTATTGTTGTTGATAGCCGCCATATTGAGGCATGCCGTAGCCGCCACCCATTTGTGGGGGCATGCCATAGGCGCCATATGGGTTGGACATACGGTATTGCATTCCACCATACTGCATGGCGCCGGCATAATCAGGCGCACCGCCATACATGGGGGACGAGCCAAAGTTAGGCATACCGTAGCCGCTCATCATGGGCTGCTGGTACATAGGTTGTTGGTAGCCATAACCGCCACCCAGTCCACCACCATAAATGTTTCCGTAACCATAACCGCCCATTATGGGCTGTTGGTAGCCGTTCATTATAGGCTGCTGGTAGCCATAGTTTTGTTGCATAGGCGCTGGGCCTTTGCTAGAAGCCTGCGGTGCCTGAGTAAAGTCTGCGCCGCCGTAGGAGCCGTATTGGTTACGCACTGGCCCTTGCGGCGTTTGAAATTTAGACGCATCGTAAGTCAGTGGCGTACCCTTGAGGGCGTCCACATTACCTTGACGCAATTGAGCTTCTCTGGACTGGTCAATATTGTATTTAATTTGCGCCAAGCTCATGCCTGACTTTAGCGCATTCTGCCAATACTGTGCGCCCGCAGGGTCTGGATCACGCCCCAATTCGCTTTGGTAAAGGGCGGCAATTTTAGGATCAAGACTTTCAATTGACGTAACACCCGCATTTTGCGGATTTGCTTTCTCTACGTCAGTTTGCGTTGGTATTGTGGAATCTGTTTTATTTGTTGCATCCAAACCTTCGCCAGTTTGTGGGTTAAAGGTAGAATACTGACCAGTTGCATCATTGTACCATTGGCCGTTATCTGTTTTTGCCCACCCACCAGTGTCAAAATGCTGACGACCGCCGTCAGGCATTACCGCGCCACCCATTGAGTCAGGAATTAACCCGCCAGACGCATATTGATTCATGCGGCCACCACGATAGCCCGTGCGGGTCGTATTCGTAGTCGATCCAGACAGTGCGCCAGTGCCTTCCGCAATTCCCGCTTGGAATTGAGCCAATTGGAACGGGTAGCCTTGTTGCTGCAGGAATTGATTGTAAAGGGCCGTCTTGCCGGCCTGATCTGTCTGCTGCTGAATCTGGCCAGCGCCCATTTGAGCCTGAGCGGCAGCAATTTGAGCGGCTTGATTTTGCAAGCCAAGATTGCCGATATTCATGCCGCTTGTTTGTTGGAGGCCGGCAAGATTGGAACCCATGCCATAAATATTTTGACCAATGCCCGCAGCGGCTTGAGACCCTTGTAATCCTTGAGAAAATTGTTGTTGACCAAGACCCTGAATGGCCTGACCCTGACCGATATTTTGTGCATATAATTGTTGGCCAAGGTTGCCCAATTGAGCACCCGCTTGCAAGTTTTGACCAAAGCCCTGCTGGCCCAAAGTCCCCAATTGAGATCCGGTGCCAAGGTTTTGCAAATATTGTTGTTGGCCCAATGCAGAAATGGCCTGACCAAGGCCTAATTGTTGGCCGTATTGTTGTTGGCCTAATGTGCCAAATTGTTGCCCAGCGCCAAGAGCTTGCGCATATTGTTGTTGACCCAATGCCGCAGCCTGTTGTGCCGCCTGCTGTTGCGCCGCGCGATTGGCTTGAGCGGCCGTAAGATTAATACCTTGTTGTTGTTGTGCAGCTGCCTGCGCTTGATTAAAACCTGATTGCAACAATCCGGCATTTACGGCTTGATTTGCAAGGCTCTGTTGACGAGCAAGGTTAGCCTGCGCAATGCCCGCACGGTCGCCGCCAAAGGCGCCAGCAGCAATAGCCTGTCCTTGCAATGCTGAACGCTGTTGCGCGTCCTGTTCTTGCTGCAAAGCCTGTTGCGCTTGCAAAACATTTTGCGTGTAAGGGTTCATATATTGTGAATAATCAAGGGGCTGAGCGTATACGTTTTGCGCACCCTGTCCCATATAATTAATGGCTTGTTGATTAAGAGGCTGCGCCGCGGCAAGCCCCATACCCGTTAAATTAACGGCCTGTTGATTAAGTGGCTGAGCCGCGCCCATCGCGCCATAATAAAATGGCTGCGCCTGTTGAGCGTACTGATTACCGACATTAATTGCATTGGCCGTCAGGCCAGTGGCACCCTGCAAGTAACCTTGACCCTGCTGCAAACCAGCCTGCGTCAATTGGCCCATTTGATTCATATAGGGCGCGGCAGACCCCATAGCATTAAAAATATTTTGACCGGCCGCCTGATTATATGCCGTGCCTTGCGCTTGCGCTTGACTGATGCCTTGCAGGGCAGCACGATCAATACCAAGAGCTTCCGCTTGAGCTTGTTTGGCCGTATCAATGGCTTGACGCTGGTAGCTTTGACCCTCCTTAACGTCAGGAGTTGCCATGCCCTGTAACGCGTTAATATTGGCAATGCCAGCCTGTTGCGTTGATGTTAACGGCGCAACAAAGGCGTTGGGATCGGTAGAATAAGGCGTAAAGGGCGTTGTCGCTACCTTTTTGGCAAGCGCATTAACTTCATTATATCGGGCAAGTACCTCTGGTGGGATTGATACCGTGCTCGAACTTGATCCGCCCTTACCGCCACCCATATTAATGCTCCGTTAACGCATGGTCGCCAGTTCTTGCGCCATATAAGAAAAATGCACCAGTTGGCGGACCAAATTGGCGCTCATAAAGCTTAATTTTGGCCTGCGTTCTATTGTTGGAAAGAACACCAATCATAAGCGGAATACCAAGTTCGTCGGCAACCTGTTTTGAGAACTCGCACAGTATTTTTGCGCGCCCAGTTTTACTTTTACGGTAATCCGGATGAACAAAAATTGCCTTTTCCTCTACAACCAAGTCGTGAGAATACCACATCGGCCCAATTCTTAAAAGTACCGCGCCTTCAATAGTTTCGTTGGGTTTGCCAATAATGCCGACAATACCGTAATTCCTGACAAGCCCCTGCCAAATTTCGCTTAAAAGCTTTTCCTTGTCGGGGTTCACAAAGCCGTTTTCGTCGCACGCCATAAGAGCCAAGTCCATCATGGCGTGAACGTCTTCCGGCGTTCCAATTCGTACTGTAATATCTTCAGTCATGCAGGTTCCCTCTAATTTTTCTTTGGGCCAGGCAGATTTTTCAAAGTCTTTACAGTCTTTGCGCGCTGCTGAACCACAAAGTCGTCCAAAACAGTGTGACCCATGTCTAGGTCGTTACCCCCCGCCCACTTTACCTGATCTGGGGTGATAACATACTCACCACCGGCGGCGACGATCGGCACGTCGCCAATAGGTAATTGATTAGGAGGCTGAGGGGCATCCTTTAACATCCAGTTCATTTGCTTGAAGCCGGACATCGTATTTCCTTCGCCCATCGCAGATATGATGTCTGCGGGAATCACATAGCTTCCAGCCATGACATGCATTGGAAGATGGTCTGTGCGGCCAGACACTGGGCTGTGAATCGGGCCAACATGTGCAATTTGCGGCGTGTGCGGCACACTTGCCGCGCCGCCCTTGTCCTTAAAGGTCTTGTGCGCCGTGTGAAGTGCCGCGGCAATGGCTTGGTCTTTAGGGTGGCCAGCGTGAATCATCTCACTAATATTAGTGCTGATGGTCTTTTGCGATGATCCGTGATGGAGCGGCATGGCTTTACCCTATAGAATAAACAACAACAACGGACTGCCCAGAACCTGGGTTAACAACCAGTCCATTTGTAAACGGAATACCCACGTTATAAATGCCAACAGTCGCCTGCGTGACACACAGCGCATTGCCAGACGCGGACGCCGAAGTGGAGGCGGCGTTGTTAATAGTTCCGGCAGATCCCGCCACAAGAATTGAATAACGCACAAGGTATCCCGCGCCAGACAACACAAGCGTACTTGAAGTAATGACGGACGACGTTGTTGTGCCTAATGCTCGCGCATTTGTTTGCGCCAAGCCATTAATGGCAATGACGCCATTTTTTTGAATCGTGGCAATTGTATCAAGTGACGACATTAGTACTTCCCATCGGGTTGCATGCGGTAGCGAATATTACCAATACGCCAAAAATCCCCCGCAGTCACATTGCCAATTTTTACAGACACAAGCCTGCCCCTAAACCGTGGCGTAATATATGTCGTGGCCTGCGTCATATTGTACGGGCCGTAAGCTAACGGCGTCTGACCTGCATAGTCACTCACATAAAATGTAATTTGGACTTGCGCGTTTTGCGTGCCGCCGTAATAGCCCCATTTCATGTCGGGCCAAATCTGGTCAATAAACATTTTCCAGTCGGCCTCGGACAACACAAAGTAACCCGTTTGAAAATTTGCCGCCAAGATTTGATTGTCGGCGTCCGTTGCCGTTTCGTGCTGGTAAATGTAGTTTGGTGACGTTTGTCCGATCGGGAAACCAGCGCCAATTGGCGGACCCAAAACCGACTCGTTAATCCATGCGGTTCTGGAAAGTGTACCGTAATCCCACTGGTTCAACAGCGTATTGTATTTGACGTAATTGGTATTTTCGCCGTTGCTGCCGATCGTTGGGTAATACCACGAAATTTCGCCAAAGCGGCTATTGGGCGCCACGCGGATGTTGTTAAGGTGCGCCGAATCCAAGTCTTGGAAAATTACGTCCCAAACGGGGCAGGGAATAGGCTCAACGCCGCCACCCGCAAGACGGTAGAACTGAGACGCGCCCATCCAATAAACAATGCCAGACAAGGACGCCGCCGCCTTACGGCCAATAAGGCCGCAGCCCGTGCCAATTTCATTAAATTGGTAAACGTAGGGTTGTCCGACATACTGCATGGCCCACAGGCCCAAGTCAGTCCAAATCAGTGTTTGCTGCGGACCCTGAATGCACTGAATGATCATAGACCCCTTGGGAATGCGGTAAGATCCAGCCTGATTGGTCGTAGTGCCAATCCACGTCGTGAAGTCATTGACGTCACACCAGCGGATCAGCAACGGATCTTGAACGCCGGTAAACGTACTGCCCCACGCAATCAATTGACGCTGCGGCATCGCCACGACAATGCCGGCATTAATAAGAGGCGCAGTGCCAATAACGGTCGAAATAGAATTACCCGCCGTCGGTGACCACTCGTAAATGGCGCCGTTAAGTGGGCAAGATATAAGAATTTCACCCCAATTATCTAACGTCCAGTCGGTCGTCGTAATGTCCGAACCCGTTGCAGGAGTAACAGGCAGACCAGACCCGTAACCGCCGCGGCCATACCCGCCAATGCCGTAACCGGTGCCAGTTGGCGTAGGCCCAACGCCAATATAATATTTATATTGCGCGTTGCCGCTATTCATTTGTTGGTGCGACACCGAGGACGTCGCGGAGTTCTTGGCCGTAATTGTAAAGTTGTTGGCATCAGTCACTGTCTGGACAATATAATTGCCCAATAAAGTCGTGCCGCCAACGGTCGTGCTCACCAGCACGGGAAATGTGCTGCCGACCGAATAGCCGTGATTAACAAGGTAAACACTGACAGTCGGACTGCCTGAAGTGGTTGTAAAGTCAATAATTTGACCGGCATTGGTAATGGTGCCGGCGACCGTCTGAGCGCCCGTTGTGGAGCTTGCAAAGGACACGGAGCCTGCCGACGACACAGTGACTGTGTAAGTGCCATTATAACCTGACGGCGTGACGCCTGAGACCGTTATCTTGCTGCCGACGGGATAAACACCGCCACCGGCGAAGGTCAGCGTGGCCGCCGTGCCAGATCCGCTAGCGCCAGTTGTCGCGACAGATGACGAGAAAGTAGCCGGAGCGGCAGTGCCAAGGCTGTTAACAGCCGTAATTTGATAAGTATTGGCGGATGACGTTGGATTAGTGCAGGGATAAAAACCAAACAACACAACACCGCCAGCCGCGATTGGCGTTGTTATATAAACGCTATCATACTGCGTAATGTTGCTACCCGTGTCCGTAATGGTAAACGTGCTGCTGCCCGTTGTGTAAGATATGTTAACGGCGACATTGTCGGTAAATTGACGCGGCGTAATAAAAAGTTGATTGCCGTTATTGATATAAGACAGCGTTGATTGAGCGCCGACAGCCAAATAAGAATTGGCATTCGTGTCTTCCCACGCCCACAAGGCGCGGACGATTGAGCTAATGCTGTTTGGAAAAAACTTGGTCCAGCCGCCAAGTTTTTGAACGAGGCCCAGACCCTGTTTGTCAGGCACAAAACGGATCAAATTGCACGACGAAATGGCCGCTTCGTTTAATGCCGGCGTCCTGTTTTGATCAACGCCAGGAATGAGTTTAAGGGCGGCGTGGGGCATAAATTACCCCCTCGATGGCGTTGCAACAGGAGACGGACTTTGCGACGACCAGCCAGACGACTCGAACTTCTTGCGCGCCTCTTCGACCGCCGCACCCTTCAGGAGTAACTGATATTGGTTTTCGTAAGACTGCGCCATTTGCGGGTCGTCAGACTGACGGCCAAAGTCGCGCTGGTAGCCAGAAATATAGATCATGCTCGCCATCGTGAACACATCAGGCAAGTAGAGGCTAATAAACGTCGTTGTATTGGTCGCCGACAAGCTTGTTGGGCGATAGGTTCCAATAATTTCAACGTAGTAACTCTGGTCAGCATACGGGCCAAATAAGAACAAATTATCGTTAAATGGCACAAAATATTGCGGCATGCCAGTGTAACTTGCAGCGCCATAGACGGCGTCAAGAAACTCTTTAGTCGTGGGCAAGCAAGGCGTGCGGGTGCCAGCGTCAGGGTTAATTGTGCCGGCCGGCGTAATAATGTTAATTTGATCACTAACAACAATCGTGCCTTGCGGAATAGTAATAGAACGGCTGCCGGTTGGTATATTGTAGCCAGTAATTGATGTGCTGGTAAAAAGAAAATCAAGGTCGCGATACATACGGTTTTCGGCGTATGTAATCATTTGCGGCAGGATTGTATTGTAGGCAGAATCTGCCTCATCGACAACGGCAAGCGTAGCGATCAGCGTCTTATACTGCGAATAGGTAAGGCCCGTCGTCATGTTTTACCCCTGCCAAAAGACAGTATAACACGAATTTACTTGGAACACCACGCCTCACGGCGAGCGTTATGAATGCGGATGTCCGCAATCGTGTCTCTTGTGTCTTTTGAGCTGTAGGTAATGTCAGTCCAGACGTTACAAACGGCACCGTTAGTCCCGACGGTTCCGGTCAGGCTTGAGCAGCCCGCCATCAGAGTTGTCAACACTATCGCCAGCGCGTATCGCATTTTGCGTTCTCCTCAGAATGTCGGCCTTGGCGGCGGCTTCCATGTCAGCCACGGCGTCAGACCGTATTTTGTAATAAATTCCAAGCAAAAGAGCAATAGTGAGGGTCGCAATTGCAATATAACGCCCGATCGGAGTTAGCAAAAATGCGATCATATGCCGTGCTCCTTCATGTGCTGGGAGCGCCAATACCAAATAGCAAGGCCGAGACCCACAAGCGCCACCATCAAAAGGAAGTTGGTGTTATGAAACAGTCCGGTAACCGTTGACACTAAGTCGGTGGCGTCCTGAGCCTGATTGGTTATTTCTTTTGCCGCGCTTATACCGCCAATGGCCGTTGTGGCAATAGCCGCATTGCCCTGCTTGCTATCAAGCATGGTCTTTTCGGGCGGAGCAGGCACTGGGTCTGGCTCAACGCGGTGGTCTTGCTCTTCCTCTGGGTGATTGTGAGCCAAGGCCCACACAGCGCACTCGGCCTGACGGCGACGCACAAGGCCAGGCAATTCCTTGCCGCCGCCCCTTGTCCACTTCATCAATTCAGCCGGCACCGCATCAAAGTCACGCGCATTGACCTTTTTGAGAAGCGTAGACTTCTGCAAGGCGCCGAGGCCGGCGTTATAGGCAAAGTCAACAAGCACGTCGAACTGATGCTGATCTAACGGCACCGTGACCATTGACTCGACGCCGCGCTCAAACTTAGCCAAGTCGCGGGCGAGGATCTGCTCGGCCTTGTCTTGCGTAATGGTCATAGTTTCAAAAACAGCCGGATCGCCGGCAGCGCTTGTGTGGCCGTAGCCGATCGTCAAAATGCCAGCGGGGCAACGGTAAGCAGTGAGCCGGCACCCTTCAAATTTTTGCAGCAGGTCGCGCCTGCCCTCGTCAGACATTTTCATTGTTTTTCTCCCAGTTTTGCTTCCAAAAGCCTAACACGAACACGAAGATCGTTAATTTCTTTGAGCATCTCATCGCGTAATTTGTATCTAGCATCCGCGCTTATAGGGCTATCTGTTGGTATTCCTTGAGGTGTAATGAGCAATGGCATTTTGCCTTTAATGTCCTGAACATCCATATGCAGGCCATTAATGCCGGAAATGAGCCATGTTATTGCGGCAACAATGACCGGAAAGGCCATGCTGGCAATTTTGCTAACATCGAAGTGACCCTTGTCGTCCATTACTCACTTTTCTCGCGCCATTCTTTGATTGCTAGAATTATTCTCAAAATAATAAGAATAAAAGTGGTTATGGTTATTCCAAATGCGACCCACTCATTAAGGTAAACTGTCCAGTAGGGGAGGGTGGCCGCCCCCACTGCAATTGCGCCGTCTTCAACAAGTTTGTGGTCGCTAAACGTCATGGCTAACTCGCGTTAATAATTGCCGTGGACGTCTCCCGATCTATCGTAAGATAGCCCTCACACGCGAGATTCCAGTCTTCCCCTGCACGCTCACTATAGCACGGAACATTAACTTTGAAATGCTTAAAAAGATATTCCTTGCCATCATTTTCAAACACGCGCCAAACGTGGTCAATTGTGCCACGATTGGGCTGCCCGCGACTCTTATTGAACCTAATGCTGTACTTATTCATATGACCTCCGCCAGTGGAGCAGGCGGATTCGCCGTCACTGTCAGGTTAAAATGAATAAATGTCATTGGATTGTCAGAAGTATTGCGCGTAAATGAATGCGGGAGCCACGCATTCGTGAAGACAATCGTGCCTTCCTCAGGCGCCACATTAATGGCATTGCTGGCGTGGGTAATATTTTCTGGCTGAAACTCATCAATGCCAGCCTGAACCTTGCCCGCACGCGGGCCGTGGAAGGTGGCAACAGAACCGCCCTGCGGTACTTTTAAGAAATAAAAGCCAACAATTTGAGCGGATCTGGCGTGA